TACCTGCCAGGAGCGGCGGTACCTGGTGACCTGAGACGATCTCAAGGGCCAGGGTGTCTGTAAGCTTGCTGATCGTGTCGCTGGAGGACGTGGACTCCATTGCGAGCCGCTCTACGGTCACTTCGACATTATCGTTGGGGAAGTTGAAGGCGGCGGACTTGTGGGAATTCCCGTAGCCGATGTTCGCCTTCATGGTGTTCTGAATCTCGTCCCAGGTCTTCTTGTCGATCTTGGAGCCCTTCACGAAGAGAAGGAACTCAGGCACCCCACGGTTCAAGAAGAAGTCGAATCCGTATTGGTGGATGCACTGCGCCAACTCGATCGAGGGAACCGCACCGATCCAGTTGCATAGGCCGTAGTGCTTGCTGCGGCTGGTCGGCTTCCGGAAGTGGATAATCTCGGAAGCTTCCGTCTGCTGGTGCTTCTCGTTGCGGGTGAGGAAGTCTTCCAGGTCACCGAACCTCGCGAACCTGACTTCTGCACCAGTCTGAGGACGGATGATGTAGTGGGTGTCCTTGGCGTCATTGTCCTCGACGACAACATGGATCGAGGCTGCCGGTACATGGTGGAGCCCTTTGATGGGGCTCCCGTTGGTCATGCGGTCTTCCCGAATGACTTCGATGTATCCGTTGCCGCACTGGTGGAAGTCTTCAGTTACGTCAGTAAGAAGATCCTGGCAGGAGACTTGAGTGAGGGGGTCAAGAAGCTCCTCAGTCGAATCCTTGACAAACCCCAGACCAGTTGTAGCAGCTACTTTAGTACTAATGCAAGTACTGTGATAGGGGTTGTACTCTTTAAGTAGTATCGCCTGCTGAATATCAATAAGGTGCTCTTTCTCACCTTCTGAATCGTCTTGAGCTGACGGTAGGGGATCTGTCGCAGTACTCTTAATAATGGTCGTAAAAGACGGGGTACTTACCTCCGGGTACAACTCTTTCCAGTTACGATCTAGAAACATTACCCTGGTCTGGTCTTCAGCCATTCTTTGCTAGATCCATCAAATTAGAAAATTCTTTTCTTTTCAGCACCGTTTTATACCATAATCCACAGAGAATCTAAATCTATTCTGGAGAGCTGCATGAGGCGAATAGTAAAAGCCAAGATTAAGTTCCTGTCCCTGGTACCCAAGGGGGCCAACAAGTTCCCCGTCATCTACAAGGCGGACGACGGGAGTTTTGAATGGGCGACGATCATCAAGACCCCTGATAACTTCGAGGATCAGGGCGAGCTGACCGCCGTCGTGTACGCCCCGGAACAGCGTGATTCCCAGGGTGATATCGCCAGTGGTGAGGTCGTCAAGGAGATGGCCTACGAATTCCAGCGCGAAGGAGGTGCTATTGACATTCTCCACGACGGAAAGCCTATCTCAAAGGATAAGGCTTTCGTAGCTGAAACTTTCATCGTTCAGAAGAACGATCCGAGATTTTTCGAAATGACAGATTATTCAGGAAAGAAAGTAGATGTTACAGACGCCTGGGCCGTCGTGATGAAGATTGAGGATAAGGCTCTCAGGAAGCTGTTCAAAGAAGAGAATTGGAACGGTGTTTCTATGGGAGGCACTGCGGAGGTACTCCAAGAAAAGTCCGACTCCCTGGAAGACCTGTTGAAGAGTTTTGTCAAACGATACAGTAATAAGAAGGATGATATCGACATGACCACGGAAGAACTGGTTGCTGCACTGGAGAAGAGTAACGAGGCTCTTATCAAGGCCCTGACGCCTGCCCCTGAGAAGAAGACGCCAGAACCTGAGGCGAAGCCTGAGGTGACGGTAGACCTCAACGACGCGGAAGCTGTGAAGAAGCACCTTGAGTCCTTGGAAAAGAAGGACAAGAAGGAAGACAACGCTCCTGAGTACAAGGGCGATTGGACCGACGTCGAGGCCCTTGCCAAGCACCAACGCGAGCTTCAGATTTGGAAGATCCGTAAGGAAACGGATACCTCCGATCCCGAGCAGGTTGCAAAGATGATCGTGGCGATCACCGCTCTCGCAAAGGGTGACGACGAAGAGACCCTTCCTGACAAGAATGATCCTGACTTCCTCAAGAAAGAAAACGATCTCCTCCAACGTAAGCTGGCCAAGCTCAACAAGTCGAGCAAGCAGCCTACCGAAGACGATATCCTTCAGGTATTCGGGTCTATCTCTTTGTCGAAGGAAGAGATGGAAGGGTTTAACGAGGGCGGGAATATCGCCAAGATTGCTAACGCCGCTCGCGGCTTTGACACTAAGTAAGGAGCCTAACCAATGGCAGTAAACGTACCAGAACTTTTCACCGATGGGACCGCAACAACCAACGGGCTGCGCTTTGCACCTACGTCCGTGAAGGGTAAGCAGCTCGCTCCAGATGCCACCCCGCTAACCTACGCTGCCGGTACAGCGCTAGGTATTATCACCGCTACGGGCGTCTGGGCTCTTTGGACGAATGCGGCTACTTTCGGTACCGGCACCAACGCTATCCGTGGCTTCTTGTGGCCCGATGAAGTAACCGAGCACGCTACTGAGACTGTGTTGATGAACGTCATGTTGGCTGGGACCGTCAATTATAATGATATCCCGCTCAATGGCGAATCGGCTGCAAACCTGAAGACGGCTCTCCGTCTTGCGGCTGTCCGTAATGCTGGGTTCATCGTCGAAGACCTCGACCTCGTTCAGTAAACCAAACCGATGTCCTGTTCTGTCTTGCAAACGGAGGGCCGGGACTCACGTTCCGGCCCTTTGTTTTTATCCACTATGGCAAATCTACTTTCAGTCAGTACGGCAGAAGACGGGCGCGGTAACGCTCTCGTTATAAAGACTGATGGTCGGGTGATTGCACTCACCAAAGAAGATTTAATTACCCGTAACTTAGATACCCCTTCGAAGATTAAAGACACCGTAGAGTTCAGGCTATCTAAGGCTTTGGATATGGAGTTTAGGGTACATATCAACAGGGATGGCACTTTACAGGTAATCTATGGTGACTTACCTGTAGGGGAAACTGCTGCTACATGGACCGAAGACCTCGCCAGGGAAGATAGATAATGGGCGTCCTTTTTACCACCAATATGAATGCCGACCTGGATGACTGGGGTGGTGGTGGTACGGGATCAGGAGGTAGCGTAGCCTGGAGCGCTAGCGCTGGTCTTGAAGGTACTGCTGGTGGTATGCTGGTAACCCATACCGGGGGCAGTACTGGGAAATTCTACAAGCAAGAGAATATCATCTGGTCTACAGATAACTGTAGAGCATATACATCTATAGACCTCAACGCATTAACGATGTCTGACGGTGATGAGTTTAGGTTAGTAGAACTTTACAGTCGAAAAGTAGCCTTAACGTTAGGTAAGACAGGATCTAACTATAATGTAGGCTTAGATGTTAAAGATGATAGTGGCAGCTACAGAAGCCTAGGCCCGTACACTATCAGCGATGACGAGCATAAGATAGAGTTCAGGGTACAGCGGGCTACCGGGGCGAGCGACGATGACGGGGAGATGGAGTTATGGTTTGGGGGGGTATCCAAAGGCAGCCTATCTAACGTAGACCTATTTACTCAAGGGGATAATACTAGTCTCCGTGTAGGTGGTGTAGGTGGTTTAGATTCCGGCATCTCAGGTACTATGTACCTGGACGAACTTACTATCCGGGATGATGATACCCAGATAGGGGTTTACAGTACCCCGGTAAGCGCCACCGTAGACACTGGTATTGAGTGTCTTCAACTCCTCGAAGCTCCCCAAGCGCAAGCTATTGAGGCCCTCAGTACCATACCTGCCACCCATGTCATACCTATTGAGGCCCTTCAGGGCGTAGAGGGGACTGAGGACACTGCGATAGAGAACCTGGGGGAGCCCGCTACAGTCACCCTCTCCTTCTCTACGGCCATCGAAGCTCTCACCAGGGTCGTAGCCACGGTAGCTACGTCCATTGAAAACCAGGGTGAGCCTGTTGCGGTGACCTCCACCCAGGTCACAGCGATCGAGACCCTGGCAGTAGCTGTGGCTGCCGTGGCCACGGCCATTGAGAACCAGGGAGAGCCGGTTGCGGTAACCTCCTCCCAGGTCACGGGCATTGAGACCCTGGCAGCCGCTGTGGCCGCTGTGGCCTCAGCCATTGAAAACCTGGGGGAGCCGGGGACCGCCACGGCCACCCAGGCTTCAGCGATCGAAGCCATTCAGACTCTCAGTGTTGCGGGGACTCTCAGGATCGAGGCGCTTCAGGTAGCGACCACGACCGAGACCTCTGCAATTGAATCTATCGTATCCTTGTCTCTTGCGCTTATTAGCGCCATAGAGGCAGTAGAGGGATTGGCTAACTCAACTATCACATCCATTGAATGTGATGGGCAGAGGGACATTTTCGATTTTGTCTTTATTGACCGCACCGTAAGGATTAACCAGTTAGTGCAGTGCGATACTAAAGTGCAAATGGTCGTAAGTATGGACATTAAATAAGGAATAACCTATGGCTATTGTTGCTGGAGATCTCATCGCATATCAGTCCGACCTTATGGTTGAGGACGATACTACTGCTAACCCTGGTGGGGCCATTGCTACTACGGACAAGAGGGTAATCGACTTTACTAACGAGCCGATCAATACCACTGTTGAGGCCCTAAGTTCTGATTCCGGGGATACGGCACGATCTGTGACGGTAAGAGGTAGGAATACTGCCGGAGCTATTGTCACTGACGTTATTGCGATGGATGCTACTAACGCCACCACGGTTAAGCAAGACCCGTCTTCCCCTAATAACTTTGAGCGCATCTTACAAGTCACTATGGACGCGGCTGCTTCCGGGGTTATTACCGTCCGTCACGTCTCCGACGCTGGTGATATTATTGCCATTCCGATCGGGTGCCTTGATAACAAACGATTCTTTATCAGCGCACAGAGCGACCCAGGCGGGTCGAAGATCAGGTTTGAGAAGTTCTTCTGGAAGAACACCCATGCCTCTCTCGATCTGCTGGATGCTGTAATCACACTTACTGACGACGGGACAACCAATACTATCGAAATGGCTCTGGCCACTATAGTTGATGATACTGTAGTTGCTACGAACAGACTTACGGCCCCAACCCCGGTTGGGACGTTTGTATCTACTGGCCTTGCTCAGACTGTCCCCGATGGCCCTGATTTAGCTTTTGGGAAAAAGGTAGGGGTATGGATTAAGCAAACACTTGGATTGGGCCAAGCTGCCTTTAACGAAGAATTCACTACTGAAATTTCAGGGACAACAGTCTAATGAGCAAGGGAATTAACTACATCTGCCGAGGGCCACGTACCGTTGAAGACCCGAAGAAGCGTAAGGGTTGTGGCACCAACCTCACTGAGCTAATCAATGCCGTGCCTGTGGACGGAGTAGCCCATGAGGTTGCTTGCCCCAAGTGCGCTGAGAAGCATTACGCAACTAATGAAATCCCGGCTGTAGTCGAGTCTGACTAATTATGAGTCACGTAGGTCTAGTAGCTTTAGATAACCCTACACTACGGTTTACCGTAGTGGATCAGGATAATAACCCTATTGACCTGAGTGCTGGGATATCTGCTGTGCAATTCAAGTTGTCTTTCAACGGGGCTGCCGGTGTACTAAAAGCAGGTACCATACCTGACCAGGTAGCCAACAAGGGAGTGGTCACGTATCAACTTATGGATGCCGATCTACCCTCTAAAGGTACATTGGCCGTAGATGTGTTGGTTACATCTTCAGGAGGGGATGATTACACTACTTTTGAAACGAAAGTCTTCAAAGTGCGAGACAGACTTTGATAGATCTGCACAAACTTTGTATTTGATTTTTTCTTGGTTCACTCTCTAATAAACTCGTGAAAAAGATTTAATTTTTCTGAAAGGAAGCTAACCATGCCTATGACGGCTCTTACCTGGGCGAGCTTGACGCGAACCGTCAACGATATCAAAAGCCCAAACAACTTCATCAACAGGTTGCTGTTCTCGAACAGAGAAGCAGTTACCACGGAGCTGATCGAAATCGGCATCTTCAGCGGTGGACGGGAAATTGCTCCGTTTGTCAAGAAGAATGGCGAAGCGCTGATGGTCGGTGGAGTCAGTGAGAAGTTCCAGGAAGTTTCGCCTACGAATATTCGTATCAAGCGACCCTTCCATGCTTCTGACCTCGCCTACGGTCGTCGTCCTGGCACCACGATCTTCCCGACCTCCGGACAGCAGTCCTCGGCTATCCAAGCGGCAGTCGCTCGCGACATGACGTTCATGGCCGATAAGCTCACGAACACGGAAGAGTACCTCGCGTGCATGGCGCTCCAGGACACCGTGACCTACTCTGACGCGGATAATGAGACCTTCAGTATCACCTATCCCCGTCCTGCCGGTCACGATATCACCGCTGCTGCACTGTGGGATGCTGCCATCGTAGCTGATCGACAAATGGAAGCTGACTTCCGTTTGGCTAAGAAGCTCATCAGCGACGATGTTGGCCTTCAGCCGACTGACGTCATTCTCGGTGAGGAAGCAGCTACCGAGTTCCTCGATACTATCAAACAGCTTGGTCACGTTCTCCTGAACGCGAACAACGTCAATGTTGGGGCCATCAATTTCGCGGCCAACTTCCAGGACAGCGGAGGCATGTACCTCGGCGACTTCTGCGGTCTCCGAGTCTGGTACTACCCTCGCACCGTATCCGTTCTCGGCTCATCTACTCCACTCATCCGGGATAAGTATGCGGAGTTCGTTACTGCTTCGCCTGCTGCGGAGAACGTCATGTACTTCGGGGCTATTGCCGACAACCCGACTCTGCGTGGACAGCTTCTTGCTGTTGAGCGCTTTAGTAAGAGCTGGGAGGTTCCAGATCCGCCAGTGCGATACAACCTCGTCGCCTCCCGTCCTCTGCCTGTGCCCCGTCGCCCAGGAAGTACGGTTTCAATGAAGGTCGTCTCCGGTTAGATCCTTCCGTGCAAGCCTCGCGAGAGGGGAGGGTCGCACCCTCCCCTCCTTTCTTATTTCTTTTGGGAGTACTTTTTATGGCTAATAGTTATTTTGTAGCGCCGGGTAAGGCTGTCTCCGATAACCGAAGAGGCGGGGTAAGTAAGGTCGTCTACGAGGGCCAAGAGTTCCCTTGTGATAATCTGTCCGCTGATAGGTTGGCGGATATGGTTAATACTGGGTACCTGATCCGCAAAGACCAAACTGAGATTCCTCAGGTTAAATCCACGGCGAAACTACCTGCGCTCAACACCGAAGGTAATTTCGATAGGGTTATCAAGTGGGACGCTAACCCCCAGTCCCTCTCAGACCAGCCGTTGACTAACCTCAACAACATGGTCAAAGCTAAGGACACCAAAGCCCCCAAGTTCGAGGACAAGAACGAGGCTATTATCTTTCTTTCCCAGGACTTCAAAAGAGCATCTGATTAATGATTAAGCCTCTCTTCATTCCCATTAAAGGTGAGTTAGAAGAAACCCTGGGGTTGAATGGTATTGACCTCAATGAGAGTAGGGCGGCTCAACTGGACGTATCTATCAAGGTAGCACGAACTACCCTCTTTAGACGTCTGGGATCTGCCACGATAACCCTTCTTCTCTCTTACTCCTCTACAGACAACCCGACCACCAGCGACGGGTACCTGCGTGCCATTGCTGAGGATGTGGAACTGAAGATCGTCAAGCGAGAGCTTCTTCAGTACTACAACCACCTGCTCATGGAGCAAGGTAACGGCGGGGTAGAGGCTTGGAATGAAGATCCTTTTCTACGAAAGTTTGCTTCGTCAGATACTGCCAAAGAGACTGAACTACTGACGATCAGCATCGAAATGGATTTAAGTTTGCTTTCTGGGGAGTCTTCTATCGGGGATGAGTCTGCTGTCAGGTCTTCTATCTTGGAGCCGGATATCAAGCCTCTCCCTCCAGGTGCTACAACTTGGCCGAAATCAGTTAAGGCACTATGGACCTAACCAACAATAAAACTAGAGTACAGAACGCCCTTACTGGGCTGGCTTATAATCATAAGTTTCCTAAGATTACTTACAGTCAGAACAATAACGAGGCTTCTGTATCTACTCAAAAGGTCCACCCTACAGTAGCTTATGCGAACGAGGTGGGGAGCGAATTCGATAAACCGGAGAGAAACAGGAGGGGCAGGCTAAGAGAAAGAAAGCTTTGGCGGTTTGAATTTAGATTGGCTTTCTCTGTGGAGGTATCATTGGAGTCTTTTGAAAAGAGTCTAACCGATCCTCCCCTACTGTTATCCAAAACTACTGACCTGCCTCAAACTGAGATCAACTTGATATCAGCAGAGATCCAACACCCGGTAATCCAAGAAGGGGCTACTGGGACTTCTGTTTCGTACACTATAGAAGCAAACGAATATCCTATTTAGAGGAGCCTTTCGATGCCAGGAATCAATACTACTGGAACCCCAAATACCTCTGACTATATCCTCGGAAGAGGTAAGGTCTACTTTGCCCCCCTGCTCCTCGGCAAGCCTCAGGCTTATCGAGACCTGGGGAACGCTCCTGAATTTTCCTTTGCCACTGATTCCGAAACCCTTGAGCACCTTTCGTCTCGTGGTGGTCTGAAGGTCGTGGATAAGGAAGTTATCATCTCTCAGAAGATTACCCTCTCTCTGAGTCTTGATGAGATCAACTTCGACAACCTTGCCCTGTTCGTCTCAGGTCAGACCACTACGAAGGCTACTGGTTTCGACACCTGGGAAGCGCAGACGACGGACGGATCTGCCCTTACTGAGTTCAACCTGTCTGTCACTGAACAGGGAAGATGGTACGACCTTTATGCGAATCCAGAAACCGCACCTGCGGCCTCTGATTTCCATGCTGAACGTATCTACGATATCCGGGCTGATTCCGTTTTCACTATCAAGGATACGCTCGCGACTCCTGCGGATACCACTGCTGTTGAAGGTGTAGATTTCACCGTAGACAGGAAGATGGGGATGATCTTCATCATCGATGGTACTGCCAAAATCCCTGCAAATGATGACTATGCCGTCCATATCACGGCCGGTACAGGTACAGTATCTACCCATGTGGATGTTGTGCAGGCCCTTACCTCCACCAACATTGCTGGTGCGCTGAAGTTCATTCCGGAGAATCCGGCGGATAGTGACCGTAAGTATGAATTCCAGTTCCACCAGGTCTCCCTCAAGGCTGAGGGTGAGTTCAGTCTGATCTCTGACGACTGGACGACCATGCAGTTCACCGGAGTTGCCGAAGCCAACGAGACGGCGGATTCGACGTCCAAGACTTTGACTATCTCCGTGCCGAACACATTCGCGTAAACCCAATCCTCCATGATCGAGCCGTGGGCGTAACTGTTCGCCCACGGCTTTTTAATCTCTTACTCAAAAGGCGGTAACCTATGAGTTGGAAAGAAACCCTCTCCTTTTCTCCGAAGGCGTACCCAAGCGTCATCCGGGGAAGAGAGATTGACTTCTACCCAATCACTGCACGACTACTCTTCCAGATGAAAGCCATTGGCAAGGATATTACCCGGCCATTGGCTGTTTTATTTACTAGAGATACGAATGACGCCGGTCGCACCATAAAGGAATTCGAGAACAAGAATACCAAAGACGTCATGCAGGAGACCCACATTGAGCCGGTCTCTGAGGCGCTTGCGACCTTCCGTATCCGAGAGAGACAACGAGCGATCGTAGAGATCGTAGACACCTTCCTCTCCGCTGATAACAAGCTGATCGTTGGCAAGCTGATCCTGAATTCCATGCGGCAGGACAAGGACGCCAAAGACGATGAGGTTACGACCCTCATGGATGGTCTGGATGTCATTGCCCTTCGAGAGCTGCTCACAGGCGTCTACCATGCGAATAAAGAGGTGCTCGGCCCTTTGGGGGAAAGGGTATCCTTGATGGCGCAGGAAGCCCTAAAGCGGATGCCAGAAGAAAAGGAAAGCGAAAAGGAGCCAACGCAGAGCCCCAGCAATCAGGATGGGAAACCCTCTCCGGAATTATATCAACCTGCGTCGGAAATGGGTACGGACTCGATTACGTCTTAGACATCCCTATTACCAGTCTGAATGACTTATACTGCACGATAAGGAAAGCTAAGTACCAAGAACAGAAGCTGGCCCTGTACTCCCTGAGAGCAGTCATGCACGCAGACGAGAAGCAGTTTACAGCACATATAAAACAACTTGACGAGATCTTGGGTGGCGTGAACGAAAAGGGAGCTTCGGGTATAGCTAAGGCTTTATCGGATTTAGGTACAGGGGTCTAAGATGGTCACCAACATTGGCGGCGCTAAGTATACGATAGAGGTTGAGGACAAATTCTCTGGGGGTACGAAAGCCTTCAGAGATGAGTTGACTCTCAACAAAGAAGCCTTCGCCGCTTTCCGTGGAGAGGTTATCACCTTTGCAACTCAGCAAAAGGAGATACGAAGCAACTTCAAGGCGTTCCAAAGTGCGACGTCCAATATCTCCAAGAACCTCAAGATCCAAGCTACTGCTATCAAGCAGATCAGCACATCCATTGGTGCCGATACTAATACAAAACTAGCAACTAAAGTCAGGCATATAAACGCCCAAGCCAATGCTGTAGGTAGGTTGACTGCCGCTACACGAGCCAGGCTCAAGCATGTTCAAAAGCTTAGAGAGCTAACCAAGGGTGATATTGATAGGGAGGCTCAAAGACTCTCTGCCGCGAAGAAGGCTACCCAATCCTTCAAGGAATTCATCAAAGCCAACCGGGTACAGATCACAAGTATCCGTATAAAGAACAAGCAACTAGAGCGCGAGATTCGGAACCTCAAGGCAATCCGGAAGCTCAGTCCGGTCTTTGCAGCCGCAAGCGGCCAGACCCCTGCTGCCGGCGGGAAGCGGAAAAGCAGAACCTCCTCGACGGCGAGTAACGCAGCTCAGACCAAGAAGACTATCCTTCAGACCAACAACGCCCTCACAGCCTTGCGGACTGGGCTCGACGCTACAGCCCTCAGGGCCAACCGTATCAGCTTCACGTTCCGTCGCCTGATCTCTATCCTCGCAGCCTTTACTATCGTGCGGCGGCTCACCCAGGGCTTTGTAGGGCTTGTCAGGGAGGCGGTCACCTTCAATGCCAACATCGAGCAAGCGACCCTGGGTATCGCCTCGCTGCTGACTGCCGTGGGGGACGTTAGAGACGCCTTCGGAGGCGCTGTGACCCCTGCTCAGGCCCTGGAGCTGGCTACACGGGCTTCTCGTAAGCAGATCCAGTTGCTGCGCGTAGAGGCCCTCCAGACGTCTGCTACGTTCAAGGATCTCGTAGATACCTTCCAGGTCGCTCTTGCCCCTGGATTCCAAGCAGGATTAAACATCGACGAGATCAGGGCGTTCACCGTCCAGATCTCCCAGGCTGCCACGGCTATTGGTCTGGCGCAGAATCAGCTTGCGGAAGAGATTCGGTCGCTGCTGGCTGGAACTATCCAGCTCCGGACCACGAGGATTGCCGCTGCTCTCGGGATCACCAACGAGGATATCCGCAACGCCAAGGAACTAGGTAACCTGTACGGATTCCTTCAGGATAGGTTCAAGGCGTTCACCCTCGCGGGCGAGAAGTCAGTACTGAACTTCAATACTATCCTCACCAACCTGCAAGACGCTATCTCCCTGGTCGTGGGTTCCGGACTGCGACCCTTCTTCGAGAGCATCAAAGAATCCCTACAACAGATCAATGCACTCATCCTGGATACGGACATATCAGGTAACCTGGCACCGAGCCCCACGACTGTTGCACTTCTCAGGGTCATCTCTCGTATTCTCGTAGGTCTGGTAGATAAGTCCAAGCAGTTCGCTAAGCAGTTCACCGCGTCAGATATCTTTGAGGTACTCAAGGCCGTTGAGACTGGGCTTCTGACTGCCCTGTCTGCCGCTATCGTCTCAATCAGCATCCTGGTAAAAGGCTTCAGGGAAGCCGCCCGCTGGGCGCGGGTCATTGCCTCCTTTGGCCCGAAGATCAGGGAAGCCTACGATAAGTTGTTCCCTGATCCTTCATTAGTGCAACGGATGGTGACCCTCTTTACTACCACATTAGGTGCGGCCGTTGCACTGAGGATAGTGCTGTTCACCATATCACAACTTATAAAGTCCCTCATACTACCTCTCTCAATTATCGTAGGATTGACACAATCCCTCATTAAGCCCCTTGGTTCAATCTACAGGTTCATACTCCTCTTCGTCACACCAGTAGGTGCCGTTGTCATACTGATCGGAATCATCGTATCTGAAATCCTCAAGATCACCGGAGCGCTGTTCGGCTTTGAGATAGGGCTAGGTACACTGATCCGACTGATTCTCCTTGGGATCAAGGCTGTGTGGAATTTAGCCAGTTCCGTCCTCACAGGTATTGCAGGCACTATAAATGGTATCATACAGGGAGCTATAGATTTCGTCCTCTCCGCTATAACTAGAGTAGCTAGTATGGTTACAGGGTTAGGTAGGATTATCACAAAGGCTCTAGGGTTAGATAAGATATCTAAAGAACTGGCGCAAATGGAGAAGACTGCCGACATAATGAGCAGGGGCTACGCCAATGATATTGGAGTCGTAGCCCCTGGAGGTGGGGGAGCTCTTGGCGGTGCCTTCGATAGTGCAACAAAAATCGCTGATGATATAGTAGGTGTCGGTGAAACTGCAGCAGAGGACTGGGATAGGATTTGGGAGCAGCAGGCAGCCGGGGAAGGTGGGTTAGACGGACTGGTGAGGGAAGGGCTCAGTCTTGTTGATGAGTTGATTGGCGAGTTTTCGGAAGGTTTGCCTGACGCGGTTGCCGACGCAACCAATGAGATAGGGTCGATGGTTGAGGAGCTTTCCAACCTTGACCCCATTATCACATCAATGGTTGAGGATCTACGGGACGGTAAGAGCACTATCATAGATATGGCCAGCGAGGCCAGGAAGCTTGTAACTGAACTGCGCTTCTCAGCTATCTCCATTGGCTCCTCCGATTCACTCAAGGGCCTACTTGACGTGATTAAGGACACTACCATCAAGGTCCGAGATGCGGCTGAGACGGCTGATAGGAAGAGAGCCACGGCATTAGACGCACGTAATAACCTGATTAACAGACAGAAAAGATTACTTGAGGATATCGAAGAGTTAAATAACTCCGCTACGAAACTTACCGCAGAAGACCCTTCCGACTCTCTGCGAAACATTATAAGATTAACTAAAGTAATTGCTGAACGGGATAAGGAAAGAGTATCTGCATTAGAGCAAGTCGTAAAACGTGAACGTGAGTTGAAGAAGGTACAACGGGAGGGTGACCCTTATTCTATAAAGCAAGCTGAGAGCTTTGTAGCAAGGGGAAAGGATGTGGCCAGCACTATCCAAGCGGAGTTGAAATCTGCTCAGGATGAGATGAGGGATTTTGAAAAGGCCCTGCTCGCCACAGGGGCCACGTCTAGTGAAAGGGCTGTAGCCCTTGTTGAAGATCTGATCGCCACTGAAGGTACGTTGAAGGCTACAAACGAAGGTTTAGAAGAGATTGCCAGGCAACGGCAAAACATCTCTGACAGCCATATTGCAAATAGGGATCTTCAATTACGTCAAGTACTTCAAAATACTAAATTCGAGCTTGAGGCCGAGCGGAGAGTATCAGAAGCGGCTGTAAAATCCACTAGATTACGTGTGCAGGCTGAGAATAGTATAGTGAATATCCAGAAAGAGCTTTTGACTGCCAAGGCTAATATCCTGGAGATTGACGTTGAGATAGTTGAGCTAGGGATTGAAGATAGGAAAAATCAAGAGGTCGCCAACGAACTGCTTGCAACTATGGGATCGGAATTAAATTCATTGTTGGCCCAAAAGGCTCAGGTGCAAGCGGGGACTGAGGAGGAGAACAGATTAACTGGTGAGATCTTAGCTAAGCGACAACTTATCGAAGACACAAATGAAAGCACAAAAACGGTTAGCAACAATATTAAACTAAGGGTAGTTGAGTTAAAGGTTCTGGAGGATCAATATGAGAGAGTTCTAGCTATCCGGGAGCTTGCTGCCACTAATCCGATCGGCTCGGGGCTGCTTCTAAGTATTGAAAACCTAGTAGGTACTATAACTGATATCTCCCTGTTCATAAATCAGGAGATAGCACAGTCTATAAATGACGCAGTAGTCAAGGGCTTTGATGGGGCTACAGATATTCTCGGGGAAGCCATTGTTGAGGCTTTAGACCCCACTGATAAGGGCTTTAGTATACGAGAAGCTTTCGCATCCCTCTTCAGACAGATCTCAAAGGATATCTTCCAATCCCTTACTAGCACTATCTCCAAGGCACTATTAGCCAGTGTGCAAGGGGGGATATCAGGTCTTATAAGCGGAGGTAGTGGGGGTTATACAGGGGTAGGGTCTCTAAATTTCAATGGGCAAGTATCCCAGCACAGGGGCGGAAAAATCCCCACGAAAGGAGCTGCCCACCCAGCCCACTACACCCGCGCTCAGGGTCTTCATTCCGGTGGGCGACCTAAGCCGCCTCCTGGGGTCCACCCGAAGGACACGGTGCCTATCTGGGCGCAGCCAGGGGAGTTTATGCAGCCCCTCAACGCTGTGCAGACTTACGGGACGCAGTTCATGGAGGCTGTTCGCACCCTCTCCCTCGATCCTATGCAGGCCCGCGCGCTGGCAGGAGCCTCTTCGATCAAGAAAAGATCAGGCCGCACGCCCAAGGTCGGATATGCTACGGGCGGTTCGATCTCCGGCCCTGGTGACACCGGAGGTGGTGGCAGTGGTGGCGGAGTTGGTCGAGCTGTTGTAGTCTCTGACGAACAGACCTATGACCGCCTGCTGGCGCAGGGGCGTAGGCCGTTCATGGAAATGATTAAGGATAACTCAGCCGAGATACAGGCTATGTTAATTCTAATAGGGGTGCTCCAATTGGTTAATAGACTAGTAGAGGGATTCGATAATATAAGATCCCCAACCGCCCTAAGTCTCAAACATGGGGGCTACAGCGAGCCCAGCCCACCTGAATACATTACAGGTAGGAGAGGATCTGGTTACGCAAGTAGGGCCGCCACGTCAGGGGATTATGTAATCTCGTCTAAGGTGGTCACACCGATAAACAGATGGTACTTCGGAAGCGCTATCTATCTTGCCGACCTCACCTTCAACTGGACTGATAATAAGAAGCTCATCCACAGCCTATGGAGCAATGGAGTCTTCGTAGGGGGGCTGTACATGACTTACAATGAAGCCTTGAAAGTAGATGAGGTGACCTTCAAATTTTACTCAGGTATTAACGATACCCTTACTCCAGTGGAAGTAGCATGTGGAGGTTATGACCCTCTAACTGACTACATCCCCTTCGGTAACGGTGCCTGGATGTATATTGAATCTAAAATCATTTTAGATTTAGCAGGCTCCGGTGTTGTCGAAGTATGGGTCAACGGGGTATCTCTCTACTCATTCAATACCATTGAGACCAACCAGATAGATGCTGTAGCCGATCAAGGGAAGATCCATTGGGGTTACAACTCAGGTAACCCGGTCATTGCCGTAGACGATCTGTACATCAACGACTTCTCCGGGTCAACCTCCTCCGGTTTCGATGGCGCCCTCGGGCCTATCGTGGTCGAGGGGATCAAGGTGATTGAAAATTCCGCTGACGAAGTAACTCATAATGAGTGGATAGCTACTGACGGCTCCCCCAACTGGACCCAGCACACGGAATCAGGGACAGGAGGTATTGACGGAGACTTAACCAAGGTCACGTCCAATACGGGCAACGATCACGAGTTGTACACTATGTCGTCCCCCGCTGTAGTGTCACCTCCGTATACCTCAGTCTTAGGGGTCGAAATAAACGTAGCTGGCTCCAAAGACACGGGCGCGAGCACGCGAGTTATTAAGCCTGCGTTCAGACGTGTGACAGGGGACACTTACGCCACGTCACCTAATGAGATGTCTATAGACAATGAAGTAACATCAGGGTACGAGGTGACTTCAGAGTTGCTGGAGGTTAATCCCGTCACTGCACTTGCTTGGACTATTGTCGACCTCCCTGATACTGAATTCGGTATGGAGTTGCAACCCTTCTAATGGCCTATCCTAATACAGTCTACCCCTGGGAATCTGAGCCGTACTTTACAGCTATAAATACAGATTATACCGGTTTCCCTGCTATCGGCGGTTGGTCTCAGCCTACGGTACATCCTTTTATGATGTATACCGAAGATGAGATGTACGGTGCAGGCGGTATTAAGGCGAAGTGCCAAGATAATACAACCAATAGTTATCTCATATATGAGGCTCTAAAGGCTGAGACAACCTCTGTAGGGTCTAGCCCAGGTGTCGAATTCCTATGTATCCTCTCCTTAATGTGGGCCGTAGAGAACAACGACTTTGGTCTGGCTGATTACCTAAATAGGACTACTGCCGCAGGTGCTTTCGGGGTAAAGGCTTATTCCGCCCTTAGCAAACAGTGCAAACTAAGTTTTGAAGGTACTGGGTGGGAGAGAGATGCGGGAGAGGTAGATCGACTATTCGGCCTTATTACAATGCGCTGTGCTATGGCATTTGATATGCTGTACCCATTCATTGAAGCCAACGATCAACACAATGGATATATGTCCCTATCTAATATCCAGAAAAAGATATGGGATGCTGTGGAACTTATCCGCACAGTACAGATAGATCACCCTGAGGTCTATAGGGGCAACACTTGGGCTACGAAGTATTCCCAAAACCACTTTAATGATCCTTCGGTTATGGGTATGGGGACCGGCATTTCAGCCATTACAGCTACCCCAGATGACAGAACCCGTTTAGTTAATACTCACGGGGTCTCCATAAATAGTCAAGATGCTCAAAAGGATATAATCCATGACATAGCTCTCAGGGCACAGAGATCTATGTGGACTAATTCAGGGTGCTATTGGGAAGGCTCGAACTATTTAGAGACTTTTTCTAATTGGTACTATGCCCATCATTGTAACGCTAGGGCCTTTGGCCAAGATATGCTTAGTGGGTGGGGCCATGCAAGGGGCTTACATATCTTCCAAACGTACACAGCTAGGCCAAGTACGATACGGGTAAATGAGCCCCTCATACCTTATGGGGATGTTTCTAGTGCCAATTCTAGAAAACATTCTAATATGTCATCTTATAGGTTTGCAGCTAAATACTGGGGGGATGGGGAGGCCCAATGGTTGGGCGATAGGCTAACCCAATTATCCTACACCTTGCCCCCTAGGAGAGGAAGCGCAGACTGGGAAAACGTACTGATCTGGGAAATTCTTCTGCATGACTATACCGTACCTGCTATTTCCCCCGAAGCCTCAGGATGGCCCACCCACTACTGCGAACCTGATAAAGATTTTATCTTTGCCCGTAAGAGGTTCGAGCAAGATGCGTCAGGGTGGAACTTCGCCGCCTCAGGGTGGCATCATTTAGGTAGGGGGCAATACATCCATGCTAATCTTACGCATCCTACTTGGGACTCAAACGGATCTGACAGTGAATGGTCTTCCCAACCTTTCAACAGTGCAGTACCCCCATCTAACGCGCAATATCCTCTTGATATGCGGGACTCATATCATCATGTAAGAATGCAGGTAGGTATGTGGTCCTTGTATGGAGGGGGTTACGACGAATGGAGAGTAATGAATCACCTGACGAATAATTCGTCAGGTACTCCCGATGGGTGGGCAAGATCAACTTGGGTGTCTAATACTCTGACATTCAACAAAGATGGAGATAGGGTCGGTCAGACTGGATCAAATGACTTAAATGCTAATCCAGCTAAACCTCAGCTTCAGATGAATAAGTTGGGGGGCTCCAAAGCTGATGACCGTGCTGACTTTCTGGGTGGTCGTTGGCTCAACGGTGGGATTAATGTCTTCTCCGCGTCCAACAATCATATGGCTGCCAGGACAGAACTGGCCAACCTCTACCCGACCAGGGTGCATCCTGAACTGACAGTGACCCCGGACTTGAATCTTGATGAGGTCAACAGGCACTGGATGTTCCTTAGAAATAAGGGGCCGGTAGTTGTCATAGACACTATCGACGCTCAGGAGACGATTGCCCCTGAATGGAACTTCCTCAGCCAAGACACCCCTGATTCATCAGACTTCGATAGTGATAGGTGGGTACGCTCCAAGAAGTCTGATGATAGCCTGGTTACCGCAGTAAAGTTCGTCAAGCCAACGGACGGGGCCTATGAGTTAGATCCGTCATACACTAACAGCGGCCTAGGTGCTTACATGGATGATGATGATACCGCCTACGTCTGGCGGGTCTCTAAATCCATGCCTGGTGGCGGTAAAATGCGATTTATCGCTTACGTGTACCCAACTACTGCTTCAGGGTACGGCATGAGGCCTGATGTAGCTGAAATCATTGATAATGATGATATCTCAGCCATTGAGGCAACGTATTTAGATAACTCATCAGAAGTATATATCCTCAATCATCATGGTTATGACGTTGGTGGATCTTTCTTCGCTGCGGGATACGAGATCAACGGCTTTGCAGGGATAATCGAACGTGCTCCAGGTTTTGTCAACCCTATTAGATGTTCCCTTACCGAAGGCACTAGACTTAAGTTCGGGGCCGATACCTATATTCAAACCTCTGTAAAAACTAAGATCATCGAAGTAGAATATAGCGGTACTTCGATCATAGTTACGGGGGAGGATATCCAAGATGCGACTGTGATGACGCATCGTCTCCCTAGTTCATACAATTCCCTGACAATTAACGGTGTACCTTACGATATACAATCTGTCGACTCACCCACCGGGACAATCTCCTGGTCTGACAGCCCCACAACCCCGGTCGGCACTGAGCACTACATCGACTCAACGGTTGCAGACGACCTTGGCAACGGTGAGCAGACAACCCCATGGAAAACGTATAATGCTCACTCTGGAAGCGTATTCACGGGGGATACCGTTTACCTCAAACGTGGAGCTACCTTCGCTGAGCAAATCAAATTTCTAGTAAATAATGTAACCATTAAAGACTATGGCGATCCTAATGCCGGTAAACCTATTATAAACGCCGTAGGGCAAAACATAGGTGTCCACTTCAATGTTAAAGATGATTGCACCGTAGAAAATATTGAAGTCACTGGCGCAAGCGGTGGTGGGGAGAATGACGGTATCTGGATGGACGGTGCGAGAGGACTGGCCCTGAATTGTGATTCTCACAATAACGGCCGCCATGGAATTACCGTCCGTACAGGTGATGATAACGTAGTTGACGGTGGGAAATACTACGATAATGTAGTTCCCGGTGGATCTGGATTACAGATACATATTGCAAACAACACTATCGCCAAGAATCTGACTATTTACAACTGTGCTGATGGTATCAATGCTTTTAATTCAAATAACATAGAGATCCTCGATAACCATTTAACCGACTTCAATATCGATGATTCCTCCGATGGTGTCCAACTTAAAGAGTGTGCTAACTACAAAATACACCGTTGCCACATTTCTGATGCTTGGAATGCTCTAATCATTACACCTGATTCCCTTAATGGTAGTGACGGTTCTATCATCTTCAATACCCTCGGTAAGCCCTCTGATACTACGAAATACGCTATCAATTTGCGTATATCCACTGCAACCGTCTCCCAGATACGACGTAATACCTTTAGCGGAACCTATGATCCGGTAGCAAAGCCTGGCTCTGTTTGCCTTCGCTTAGAGGAGGGTATGGCTGGGGAGACTATTGCTCACCAAGGTAACCTATACGATCTTACTAAAGGTATTTGCTTTAGTGTAGGTTCGGGTGCCTCCGCAGCCAATATCAACACTGACCGTAACTGCTATTACACAGAGGGTGGCTTACCTTCCGCTGACTTGATCTTCTATGACAGTCTTGGGCCGAAGACCTTATTTGAGCAAAACGAATTTGCTGATTACCAGACTGCCGTAGCTGCGGAAGAAGCCAACTCCATTGCTACCTACCCCAACGTAGTAGATCTTGAAAACGAGATTTACTTCCTGAATACGACTTCTCCATGTATTAACACCGGGTACAACGGTGGCCAAACCCCTGATTTCTACGGTAACCCTGCCTTTGTTGGCGTGCGCGAGGATATCGGAGCCTCCGAAGCCGGGTCGTTTGCCCCGGTGAATAATCCCCTCCCCTCACCTCTCGAATGCCTCCAAGGGGTAAAAAGCGCGCAAGCCTCCTCGGTAGAGGCTTACGGGATAGTTACTTCCTCAATGGATACGGCTATTGAGAACCTCAGCGCCCCCAACCCTCCTGTAGCCCCTGTACGGCCCCTTCCTACGATCCTGGCCCCAATCCTGATACATCACTGGGGTTCGGACGTTTCCGTCCAAACGAAGTACTCTACGGACGTCACAGAGGCTATCACGCTGAGTGAGGAACGACGTATCCTCCGAATCCATCCATACAGGAGCATGACGACGCACCTGAGGGGGCTCACAACCGAAGATACAGCCTCCATCGTCAATATCATGGCGAGGCACACATCGGAGCGGCAGCCGGTACCTCTCCTCTCGGATCAGGCCCCTCTGTCGGCCGATGTTAACGCAACCCTCTTCACAATCCCGGTGGTCACAAAAGATTTCAGATTCGCCAGTACCAAAAGGGTGTTTATCCACAACTTCGCCACGGGTGACTTTGAAATCCACCAATTAACCCCCAACGGAGTCTCACCTATTCAGCTAACGCTTGAGACACCTTTGGTGAAGTCTTACCCGATGGTGTCTTCTTTCGTCTTCCCTGCGATTGATACTGAAGTAGATCTAAACCTACCTACGAACTTTCTCAACGATCAGGTTACAGATATAACTGTAACCTTCAATGAGGTGCAGGAAGCTTCTACCTTACCTGGAGCTACTGTAGACTCCCTGCCCTATGGGGTGGAGAACGTCTACAAGGGCGATCCTATCTTCCCCCTGGAGCCCAACTGGAGATCTGTCCAAAACTTCTCATTCAAGAGAAGCGGTAAGACATACACAGTAGGAAGGTCTATCGTTGCTAATGTCCGGGGGGACACCCCTCAGGTACACATATCTATAGGTGCAGAGGAGTATGATAGGGCCAGTATCTTTAAGGTAATCCACTTCTTTGAATCTCGTAAGGGGAGGGCATACCCCTTCTGGGTCGCTGCCCCTAACTCTGTATTCAACTTACATCCTAACATAGCTCCGTCAGGTACTGTCATTACTAACAGCGGTGAACTGGAGGGAGACCTTGATACCTACACTCAGCTTTTCAATCACATTACTGTATTCCAAGGTGCTGAAGGTATTCAGAAGTTTTACGAGATAGATCACTTTGAGAACTCCGGTGGCAACACTGAAATCCATACGGTAGAGACGTTCGACACTGCCCCCGGTACCGCCACTGCGATCACTTCCGGCCACTACTGTAGGTTTGTCCTCGACACCTTGGGGGAACACTGGATCACGGATGATAAGTGCTCCTTCAACCTATCTATGGTAGAGCTTAAAGAGGGGAAGGATGTTGAAGTCCAGTTACCTAGCCCTACGGTAGATAGACTCAATGTATCTAAAATGTGGGCTGAGGTTATCTTACAAGACCCAGGCGCATACCTCTCATTCAGCACGGACAATGTAAGGGTAACTAAACTATGGGCAGAGGTAATCTGGCGTGAGTAGTCCCACAGCACAACCAATCAAAGACGTAGTTACCTTAGTGGAATTCACTTGGGGGAACCCTGTTAAGTTCCACAGGCTTACCGACTCTAATGAGGAGGTGGACTTTGTTAGCGTATTCGCCCCTGAACCCTTCATAGAGATTCAGTACCCGGTATCTGATTCGGGGCTCGAAGAAACCCCTCTGAAGGTGATTACCAAGATCGACGAATTTACCCACCCTTTGTCCTTCGGGGAGGCTCATGCTCCCGTGAATGTGGTGATTACGGAGCTTGTACGGGACGCCGATGGGGTGGTCGAGGCTAACGCCCGGTTCTCGGGTAAAGTAGTCACGTCCTTTCGGAATTACAGAGGTGACCCCAACAGAGTACTCATTACCTGTGAGGGGCTCAAAAATGAGCTAGATATCCCTCTGGGTATCGTAGGTACTCACCAGTGCCCTTGGAAGTTTGGTGGCAGGGGTTGTCTGAAGAATCTCGCCCCTCTGACCAACTCTATCGTTGTAGAGACCATCGAGCGGGATACGATCATCACTGCAACCAACCCCGTATTTAACGGAAGTTCTGAGTCTTTTCAGACTGAGTACAACAAGGGAACCTTCTCCTTTGACGGGTTGGCTTTGACGATCCGTGCCTGGGATAAAGGGTCGCCTCGGATCTTCTACATGACTGAACCTGCCCCCTCCCTCTGGACGGGGGTCACCGCAACATTGGTGTCAGGTTGCGACCTCTCGATTGAATCATGTAGGCGGTGGGGGAATGAGAGCCAATTCGGCGCGATCGGCTACGGTACTCCCGCTTACTATCCTCTGATTGAGAATGAGGGAAGCCCGGATGCCACTCTTTAACGCCTGCTGGCAACCTATCCCCCCTCGGCAATGCAAGGCCCTTGACTCTGCATTGCAAAGGTTTAAAGGGGAAAAGTATTACGATTTTAACTGCTTACAGTTTATCCTTAATGCTTTGAACGCTGTAAGAGGTAACCCTATCTACGTTGACCCTAATCTAACGTTAGAAGGTTTGACCTGGGTACCTATCAGAAAACTAATGAGGCAGTACGAAATAGATATCGTACCTCACGTCTTCCTGGAGCCGGGGGATATCGTAATCTTCAGCGAGGACTCTAACGAGGGGAAGCACGCCGTGATGGTGGGTGCAAAACATAATACGGTCTGGCACTCCACTGAAGAAAAGGGCGTCCACGAGGGCCACATCCAAGACGTCTCAGATGGGTTCTCCTCCTCTACTATTTGCCGACCGAAGGATAAGGAATTATGGACGACGTAAGCTTTGCAATAACTGGGGCAGCATTTCTAGCTTTTGCGTTAAAAGCTGCTATAGGTGTGGCAACCGCATTGGCGTCCAGGGCGCTAGCTAAGAACAACCAGGAGAAAATCACTCTAAAAGACGATAAGCCCACATCTACCGCCACCCGTGGTGACTCTACTAACTACTTCATAGGGAAGCGAAGGGTAGGGCCGTATATTGCATGGGTGGGGGACCAGGTAAAAACTGAAGAGGGTATCCAGCAGATAGCTTTACAGGCTGGGTGGCATATCTTAGGTGTGGGGCCGTGCCATATCCTTCACCGTATCTATCAGAGCGGTGCGATTATCTTCAATGGTAACATATCAAGAGAGGACTACCCCTCAGGAAGTAAGATAGAGCTAGGTAAGGAAGGAAGCTTCTATATTTACTGGGGGGAAGAGGACCAACCAGTTAATGAGCGGCTCAATAAATCACCTTGGAACGACTCCACCCGGTTAGGTATCGCTAGCCGCTGGCCCTTCCACTGCTATATTCTCTGGGATCGTAAGCGCCTGGGGCCGCAGACTACCTGGCCTGCAATGGAGTACGAGGTTACCCGCTTCCCGGACCACCCTACTTTGACTTACGGGACGTCACCGTCCGTATCGGTCGACCCGTGGTACCGCCCAGGTAAAACCGGAGCTGTCCCTACTTTTCATCTATCCTTTAAAAGTCGAGAGACTAATGCTTCAAGTATAGATGGGAGAAAGATCTTACTGTATACAGAAGCCTTTGAGGATAGGGATATCTTCCCTGGTGTAGACCCATTAACCCAGGCTAAATATGGGTCTGTCTTTCTTGTAGGTAGCTTCTTCCACATTCATCAGGATGGTGCAGACCCTGACAAACTATACAGGATAGAGAAGGTTGAGTACAGAAAACGAGTAGTATCCGCATCTGATAGAACTAAACGAAGACTTACTGTAATTACAGTCGATAAGACCACTCCGTTAACAGATATCACTAATACGGGAACCATATTCCCTGACCCACCTATTGACGATGATGGCGTCAATGCGATGCACATCCTTCACATGCTGCTATTCAGCCCCTGGCCCGAAGGGCTTGGTGTTGACGTGAACCAATTCGATCAGGCGGCAATGGAGCAGGTTGCTATCCTACTTAACGATGTTAACGAAGATCTCTTTGGTAGTATCGTTGCTAGAGACAGTACCACGGGTGGTGATGTCCTCGGTAATATGTTGTTGGATATCGGAATGTACTTGCCGTGGGATCATACAACAGGTAAGTATAAGTTCATCCCCCTAAGGGAGAATAACACTAACATTTACCCAGTCTCCAACGATGTAATCCTCGATGAGCCTGAGGTCGAGCGTAACCACCGACCTAATCAGGTCAGTCGGCCCATGTACGTGTTCTCGGACAGAACGAGGAATTACAGGGAAATGCCGGTCACAGTGCCTGACGCGACCCAATTAGGTGCAAAACCTCAGCGGGTGCTCATGCACATCCCCACATCCTACGACGAGGCCGCCAGGGTAGCTGAGAGGCGCGCACAGGAAGAGTTGGGCCGAGGGGCTACATTCAACCTGCAGACGCAGAAGGGGACCAGGAACCTCTTCCCAGGGCACCTGATAGCCATTCCGCAGTCTCTACACCCTCTGAGAGTGGCTTCGGTGGCAATCCAGCAGAATTCCAACCTCGCCAAGCTGAAGGTATTCTCGGACTTCTACGGGGTACGGCCGACGTCGTTCATCGTCCCAGACTCGACAGCAGGTAAGGCGAACCTGCACAAAGCGCCGATCGGACTGGTTGACGACGTTTAGTAGTACCTAAATAAACCTCAAAGAGCTGCGCGCTTCGCGCAGCTCTGGTAGGTAAAGAAGGTTACCGCCTTCGTTCGTTGAGCCCCGCAGTAATACTCCCCTGCGGGGCTCTTTTTATTTAAGATGTTTATTAGCCTCCCTACCTGCTTCAATAGCCTTATCATATATCCTATCTAATAACCCTTCGGCATTTGCGACTTCTGTACTATCATCATACTCATTTACAATAAATGATATAAGTTTCCTAAGTTCTTCCCTTAACGCAAGTATGTTATCCTTCTGACTATTTATAGCCTGGGTACTTATATGGCCATGTATTCTTAATGTCTTCTTCCCCTCGGCGATGTAGTCGTCATAACGCTCCGCTTGGGATTGCAAAGAACCCCGCAACCGCTCGGCCTCGGCCTTCAACTCCTCAATCTCAACGTCCAAGTCCGCAGGGTCCGTGATAGCAATGCGTTCACGTCTCTGTCTGCCGTTCATGATCTTCCTTATACTTAGCTAATACCGACTCCGTTAGCGCCTCAAGGATATACCCTATCTCGTCCGTCTCAAGCTCCAGGACTCCAGCCAGTACCTCAATAGTCTGCTTCCTCTCGTCCCCCTGGTGCGCTGCTACGGTTACCCGTATGGCGTACTTCTCACTTGTCTTTTTGGCCATTCCTTACCTCTAGAAGCTCTATCACACGGTCAAGCTTTTCAATAGTAACTCCGTGATCCTCTTGCCTACCACAACTATTCAGAGTTTGAACAAGTGAAATACACGCTAGAAGTATAAAGACGGGATAGAAGTCCTTGTTCATTACTTCTTTTCCTTTATAGCTTTTAAGATTGTATTTGTCATAAAGGCCATAGCCGTAAGGGTCTTCCCCTCGTTGCGGTACAGATCGGGGTACTGAACTGAATTACCTGAGCAAGTGCTGGCGCAGATCTTACAGAACCAATTACCCTCATTCGTTCTAGGTACCGGGGGGTACCATTTTAACTTATCTGTCTCAAACTGACAGGCGTAGCAGCTTTCTGGTTTTTCACTATCCGGCTTTTTCATTTTGGCTCCCATGCCGCTAACTCATTCCAACTCCTCTTACGGCCTGCTCCGAAGAACGTCGCGCCCCACTCACGGACGGCGCGGTAGAACCTCCAGGCAAGGAGCCTGTAGAACCAACTCTTCGGCGGCCACGACTTTGAAGCGTCGTCGAGCATGGCCGAGTAGAACTGGTCGTCTGCAATCTGCCGGTCCAGTGAAGTACCTCCAAGCCAGTAGTTAAAGTCGTGGTGGTCGCAGCTCGCGGTGAGGAGGAACTTCGGGCAGATCTCCCCGGCGAACTTCGGCCCGCAGCCATTACAAATCTCCCTCTTTTGACTTGAGGTAAGGTACCGGAACTTTAGTTCTTTACCAAGCCTCTGAAACTCCAGTTGGTCAGTCGTTAATCTCAACTATTTGCCACTCCAAAGTCCTTTGTAGGTTTTCTTCAAACTCAATTGCACCGAGATCTGTTGTGTACTGCTCCTCAACAATTAACTTAGCCGTCTTAATAGCTGCGTTCCAAACCTCCCGATCCCGTTTACTTTCCAACTTCAACTTTCAAAGCCTCCAGGGTCTTCTTAACGGTGTGGAAATTCGCGTCAATGTTACCCATCGTCTCCTCTATGCCCCTCTCAATAGCTGCGTTCCAGATAATCCGGCAGAAGTCCTTCTGCGAGCCAAGGGTACCGTAGTACTCTTCGTATGCTTTGTCAAACTCATTCATCATATTTCAATCCGAACTTTGGTACTATAGCCTTGATAGCCGTCATAAGGCTATCATCCAACTCTTGCTCCTGCTCCAGCAGGCTGTATCCGAAATGCCTCTCCATGCAGTCAATTGTAACGAAGTGCTCCACGATACTATCACCCTGCTCAGTCAATAGGCTCAAAGATATTTTCAGTCGGTCTGGGGGTGGTTTTGATAGCACCTTTGCTTCTCCTGAGGTGTTCTACTTCTTCCTTCAGTCGTTTATTTTCAAGCTCTAATTCTTCAATCTTCTGATACTGCTCCGAAGGGCTGTGAAGTCTTGGGAGGTTCTTTGCAGTCAAGTAAATCTTACTGAAATGCTTCCTTACAAAACCTTTCAGAAGTAACTTATCTACGTGCTCTACGGCAGTTGCACGGGAAATCTTTAACTCTTTAGCAATAAGACCGTAGCTAGGTGGCTTTTTCTCTCTTTTGATTATCTCCAGTACTTGGTTTTGTCTGTCTGATAGTTCGCTTTCCATTTAGTTCCTTTGCTAAGAGGTAAGCACTTATTTCCTTCTCATCTCCGACTATCCGTACCTCAGTACGGTCGCCTGAGAATTCAGCCACTATAGTATACCGTCTACTACACGAAGGGCAAACTCCAGTTTTGGTTTGGGCAGTGCCCCCTACCTGGTACACCCTCTCTATGTGGAGGTACGTCTCACACGCGGCACAAAGTAAACGATCACTCATCGTTTCACACCAATTCGCTTCCCTGGGTCTTGCCTCGCCACTCGTGCTCTTGCTATTTGTCCCTCATAGAAGGCCATTACTAGAGCGTCCGCCCTATCCGGGCTGGGCTGGTCCCTCTTCATGTACTGATCTTTGGTCTCAATAATTAACTTGCCCTTGTTCGTGGTCAAGTACTTCCGCGAGGTGAGCTGCTGGATCAAGATCGAGTCGTTTGGTATGTGAACCTGGTGATTCTTCATCAGGTGTGACAGCTCGAACCAAGCTTCTGTGATCTTGTTGTCGTACTCCGCGCCGTTGGCTGGTCTCCCGGCGTTGTGGAACTCGTGCAGGAGCTTGTCAGCCTCGTAGAAGTTGAACATGCACCCCTGACCCATGCCCCCCGCGTCGGCAATGAACCAGGTATTATTGTCTGACCAGCCTTTCTCGATCTGCATTCGGAAGGCTTCCCTGGTCACAAGGTTCGGGTCTGTGTGGGAGTAGAATTTGAAATCGGTAATCGCGTTGCCTTCTCTTGCGTAGATTACGGATTCATCGCTTCCGAACCGTGCGTAATCTATTCCGAACTGCTGTGGGTGAGCGTATTGGTCCTCATGGTCTTCAACGTCAGGTCGTAAAGTATGCCTAAGTTCTTCAGGATCTGTTCTAGTACATGCTTCGGCGTCTGCGAGTGATATGACGCTTGACGGATCTCCATGAGGGAACTCGCCAAGCACCCGTACTCGGTAGACGTCAGAATCTCTTCCGTACTTCTCGGCGAGGTATTCGATGTTTTCTTTACTGACAAGGGGAGAATCCTCCGCATTGAACGTAATACAGTGCCATTTATGCCTAAAACGGTTAAAACAGTCAAAAAAGGCACAATCATTGGTATTTGGGTTACCAATCATAATAAAGATAGAGTCATCGTTGGTCGAAGTACCTTCAAAGTTTTCGATAATACCACGGTCAATACCCGACGCTTCTTCCGCTATGATCGTTAAATGCTCCTCATGTATCCCCTGAGCAGCCTCTGGTTTGCTCGCCGTGATAAGATCCACCCCCCATTTGGGCCTCTTACACAGCTCTACCTTCGTTTTGGTGATATTTATAGAGCGTTTCAGGAGCGGATCAGCCCTCGTAATGATCCTCCTGGCCTCGGCAAGCCAGACCTCCTTGCACTGCCTCATTGTAGGGGCTGTGACGATCGTCAGGGCGTCTTTGTAACGTAAGGCCCGGTAGAGCCCCGTCACGGCGGTACTCGTCGTCTTACCAGGCCCCTGACCGCTCTTGACGGCTATTCTCCTCGGGCCGGTGCCGACCTGCGCCCGCATGACCGCATCGAACAGCATTTTCTGCTGGTCCGTGGGTTCGTATTTGCCACGCATCCCGAGGGCATTGGCGAATTTGTGGATATCCCCCAGGATGTGCTTGAAATACTCATTGCAGTTTTTCAATGAACTCTTCCACCTTCTGCATACTGTCCACACCATATTGCAGACCGTCCTTCAGCCCCTTGATCTTGGGGAGGATCGAGTTTTGAAAGACGTCCTCATCTGTCCCGTCGAACCGATCCAACTCCCCCACGATCCTATCACCAACTGACGTGATCGTCCTGCTGAGGCTGTTCAGGCTCTGCGTCATGGAGTCTACTACCATCTCTTTGTGCTTTAGAAATTGTTCGTTAGTCATTAAGCCTCCTTAGCTGTGGAACCCGCGCAACGCGCGGGTTCTAAAGCGAAGCACCATTAAGTGCTTATTGTCCTGTAAATGTAATACGGTACCATCGGCTCATTAGGGTCGTGCCCCAGACGTTCCAGATCTTTTTTTGTGAAGTCTGATGCGGGCTTTGGTGGATGTGCTTCTTCCCATTCCTGTTTAAGTTTGTCTCGGAACTCTTCCGCAAAAGGTGAGGGCTTAAGTATTTTGAATTCCCCTCGTACTTTCTCCTTATACTCTTTTTTACCATACGCCTCCCTAAAATCATTAAGGTGACTCGTGTCACATTCTACGGGGATGACCTCTCTTTTGATGGTGTGCCATACCGGTGGATGTTCTTCATCTACTACCTCAAATGTAATACCATGTGACTTAGTTTTCTTCTTCATAAGTAATCATCCTTTTGTCAGCCTCCAGACCCACCGAATCAATCGCGTCAATGATCGTCGTCATCTCGTCGGGTGGGTCCACCTTGCCAAGACCAGTAATGACCGCATGAACCTTCAGGGCTGCCAGCTCGGCTCGGATATCCAAGGACTGCT